CAACGGTGATGGCGTCATGTGGCGTCAAAGCGCGTGCATTAGCTCAGCTACCAATAAGCATAATGACTAAGACCGATGACGGTACATTTGTTGACGCGCTGGCATCGTCAAAAGTAGGTGTGCGTGACAAAGCCAAGGCCAAGCAAGTTTTAAATTTACTGCGCTGTCCGAATAATTTTCAGTCACAGTATGAGTTTTGGTATCAGTGGTGCTTGTGGCAAGACCTATCAGGCGAAACGTTTACTTTGTGGTGGCGTGCTAAGCAAGACGACAGTTTGCAAACACCGATTGAAATGTACAATTTAGATTCAACTTTAATAAGTGCACGTCTTACCGAAGCGCGTTATCCGTCTTACCAGCTATCAACGCCAAGTTACGGATTTAATCATAATGAGCCGTTATCCGCTCATCAAGTCATGCACATTAAAGAAGCCGCGTGGCAAGGTAGCGCTGGGTTTAACAAAGGAATATTAGCTACAGAATTAGTTGCGCTTGACCAAGACATTGATTTGTACGCAAACTTTATTATGCAAAACGGCGCAAAGCCCAGCGGCATGTTTGTAACCGAGCAAGTTATACCCGACGCCAAGTACAAAGAAATTGCTGCGCGACTTAAAGAAGCATGGTCAAGCATGACGGGTAGCAGATCAACAGATCAATCTAAGCCCGGTCAAGGCATGTTACTTGACCAAGGCATGAAGTACCAACCACTTGACGTTTTAACTTTACAAGACACGCAAACGCAAGCATTGAAAGAACAAACAATGAAGCGCATATGTGGGCTTTTTGGTGTACCGCCAGCGATGTTAGGCATTGCAGACCAAAAATATAACAACACCCAGACGATGATGGACGAGTTTTACAAAGCAACAATGTACCCGATGATTATCAACATCGAGCAAAAGCTCAACAGCCACCTTTTTAAAGGTTTTCCAAATCTAGTTGTGCGGTTTGACACTAAAGACTTTCTAAAAGGCGCAGCGTTAGATCAGATTAACTTTGTTGCACAAGGCGTTAGCGCAGGAATCATGACTCAAAATGAAGGCCGAGAGTATATGAACATGCCTAAAATTGACGGGTACGATGACCTAACAACGGGCGGAAAGTTTGAGCCGGTTAGCGGTAGCTCGCCACAGGATACTGGCGGAGGCGGCGGCAATCAAAAGCGCAAGGCAAATATAGGTACTACATAATATGATTGACAAAACAATATATAATTTATTAAATTCGCAAATAAAGACACCTAGTGTTAAAATACCGAAAATAATAGATTTGCTCACAATACAAGATAACGACCAGTCGATAAATCTTGGGGCAATCAATGAAAAATATCACTCTAGTTTGCGAGGCAAAACTACAGTTAGAACCAAACGCAAACGAAGCGATACATAGTTTAGGAACAATTGAGGCACGTGTAACCACTTGGGGCGCGAGAGAAGGTGCAGACGGGCGCAAGTTTAATTACCAGCCAGAGGGATTTGCTGACTGGGCAAAAGAGTTTGCAGATGTAGGCAAACCGATGCCAATGTTTTTAAATCATAACGACCTAGGTATGCCTGTCGGACAATGGGAATCAGTTACGTTCGATGACGAAGGCATGACTGCAAACGGCAGATTGTTTATAGAAACAACTGTCGGCATGGACATGTATAAAGTTTTAAAAGAATCCCCAAATTTATTTGGCGGTGTAAGTGTTGGCGCATATGCTGATGAGGCTTGCTACGTCGACGCTGAAGGCATGATGATTGACCCGGCAAGCGAAGGTGACGATGCTTACTTTCAAATCACTAAAGGCGGTTTGCGTGAAGTGTCAATTGTTATGTACCCAAACAATTTAGAAGCAAGCATACAAACATTAGAATACTTTGATGACGAGGGAAAAACCAACCCTCGCGCAATTGAGATGGTCTTGCGTGATGCAGGCCTGTCAAAAAAAGATGCGACCACCGCGTCTTCTATTTTGAAGAAAGTTTTAGAACAGCGTGATGCTACTAAGCCTATTCAAAAAGCCCCAGCACAGAGTGATTCTGACGCGGTGGTAAACGAAACTGATTTAATAATCGCTGCTTTAGAAGCACGAGAGTTAATGAAAGCCCTTTCAAAACGCATTTAAGGAAATATCATGTCAGAACAAATCATTGCAAAATTAGATGAAATCGAAGCCAACACAATCACCAAGATTGAAGAAGGCAAAATTTCAGCCATCGCAGCGGTAGAAGAAGCTCGATCATCTTTTGAAGAAAAGGTTGCAGCACTAGAAGCCAAAGTTGCATCTATTCAAGCCCCTGCCGTTATCAAAACTTATAAAACTATTGCGCAAGAAGTTAATCGTTCAGTTAAAGAACAGATTAGTAACTTCTATAAATCAGGCGCGAAAGTTGAAAAAGAATTAACCATGTTTGCCGATGAGTCGCAATATGACGCATACATGAAAGAAGCCTCAGCTTTAACTGGCGGTGGCGCAGGTGTAGGCGGTCGTACAGCTTACGACCCTGTCTTTGCTACATTGCGTCTGCTTAATCCGATGAGAGGTTGTGCGCGTGCCGTTGCTACTGACGGGTCAACGTACCAGTTTCGTGCAAAGACTGGCAACACGGGCGCAGCATGGGGCTACGCAATTCAAAACAACGGTGCAACAACCACTGTAAGTACAAACATTTGGCAACTTACATTACAAGATTTAAATGTACAGTTCCCAATTCGTACCGCAGCGCTTGACGACATCGACGGCTTGGAATCAAATGTTGTTAGTGATATGATGGCCGAATTTTCACAAGCCGAAGCGTTCTCGATGATTCAAAACAACGATCAAGGCGCAACAAGTTTACCTTACGGCGGCAGTAACGGTCTACGTGGTTTAAATCAGTACGCAGGCGCAGCCGCTACTTATGCTGGCGGCAAAACTACTGTCGCAGCCTTTGGCACAAGTGGCACAGGTTCAAGTGCTGGTTTGCATAGCATTGCAACGTATGATCAGTTGACTTCAAACGTCAATACAGTAGGTGCTTCTAACGTAACTTATAAAGACTTAGTTAACTTTCTGTTTGCATTAGCACCACAGTACCGTGTTCCAACTGCAAAGTTTATGGTTAACTCAACTTTTATGTCGCAGATTCGTGGTCTAGTTGATGACAATGGCGCACCAATCTTTAACCGCAATATGGGTTTATCGGTTGATGGCGTGATTGGTACAATGCTTGGTTACGATGTTGTAGAAAGTACTTACCTTGATTTGCCAAGTCAATCGGCAACTGGTACGGCTGGCACAACTAGTTTATACCCGATGTACTTTGGTGACTTCCAAAAAGGATTCACTATCGTTGATCGTTTAAACATGATTCTGCGTAGGTACGATCAGACCTTGCCAGGCAGCATCACGTTCTACGGTGAAAAGCGTTTAGCAACATCTGTTGTTGACCCATTTTCAATCGTTCGCTACCGATCCACAGGTACAGCTACTTAAGTAAGAACGGGGGGGGCGTAAAGCCTCTCCCTCACTTTAATTATTTGGACAAAGACTATGAGCTTAATCCTTGAATCAGTAAAGAAAGCCCTCACCACAGGCGAAGCCACTGTTAATTTAAAAGAGGCATCATCTCTTACTGGCTCGGGGCAAAATGTAGGCGGTCGAGTTATATATGATGTTGCCTTTGCTTCTGCGCGTGAACATAATCCATTGCGTAAAGGTGCGAGACTTATTAACAGCACAGGCTCAGAGCAAGCATTTGTTGTTAAAACGGGTAACGCTACATTAATTGAAAATGCGTCAAATAACCCGTGGGGCTATCCGATAAATAACAATACAGGCTTACCAAATATCGCAACATCATTTTGGCAATTGCCCACAAGGTCAATAAACGCAGGCGTTCCAGTACGCACAGCAGTTCTATCAGATATTGATGGACTGGAAGATTCCATTGTTGACGATTTAATGTTTGAGTTTTCTCAGCAAGAAGCCTTGTCAATGATGTTTAACAACGATCAAGCTGGAAGCACAACCGTAAACTACGGTGCAACTGAGGGCTTGCGGGGTTTAAATTATTATCCGGGTTCAACAAGCGCAGCTGCATTTGGTACAAGTGGGTCAGCAATTACGAACGGCCTGCATACTGTTTTACAAGTAACGCAAGCCTCGGCAAGCGCAGTTATTTATGATGACTTAGTTAATTTGCAAGCAGCCTTGCCACCACAATATTTGTATAAAGAATTTACTGCTTACATGATGCATCCAAGCACGATTAGTGCATTGCGTAAATTAAAAGTGTCAGGCACAGCTAACAATTTTATTGAAGTCGGCGATGACGACGGTGGCGCAGCGGTTTACATTTTTGGCCATCGTGTTGTAGCTAACCCTTACATGAGCGTGCCAGGCACTGGCCAGTTTCCTGTTTATCTCGCGGACTGGTCAAGATTCATGACCATTGCTGACGATGAAATGATGACTATCAAACGGTTTGATCAAACTTCACCGGGCTTTATTTATCTGTTTGCAGAGAAACGAGTTTGCTCGACAGTGCGTGACGTATTTGCAGGCGTGCGGTTAGTTGGTTAAAGGTTAAACAATGTCAATTGAAACCCCATTTTTAGGTACTAGCAGAAACCCATTCAACTATCAAAAAGTTGAGCAGGTTGCGCGAGACATAACGAGTCAATGGCTAACCGACGATGAAATCACACAGCAATTAAATATGTTTGGCGATACCAGTCAAGACGGCTACCTTGATAGCCTTGATTTAGCGACCCGTATGGCGATTGAAGACTACTTGGGTATGTCCATATTCTCTACCACTTATCAGGTCTACTACGGCGCGTTTAGTTCGTTTAGCACGTCACAAGTGTTTTTAGATTTGCCTGAAGTGACA